TCTGCATGAATCTCGTGGAATGTTCCTGACCTGTGATGAACATTTAGTCTTTCTGCTTTTGGTGTGTCATCAATTTCTAAAACATGTCCTGCCTCGGTTTGCAAAACCTTATTGTAAGGATATACAGGTTTTGCTTGGACATCCACAAAATCTCCTAAAATCTTTTGAGTCACTGGGTGAACCATACCACCATTTATTGCATGGTCTAAAATTCCACCCCTTGCAATAGAAGATAAATCTGATTCTTCCGTATATAAAGGATAGTAAGGCAACATATCTGCAGTCACCTCTAACTCTTCGATAGTAGAACCTGTGTTATCGTAATTAATCTTTAATTCTTTTGGTGTTTTTGGTGCAGTTTCTATTGAACTTGTTAAACCATGAGAACGATTAGGTGCCTGTTCTGGATTCGGTCCATCAGGAGTATCTTTATAGTCATCAACTTTTAATCTTCTTGGGTCATTGAATCCCTTTTCTATATTTCTAGTAAGTAATTCATCTTTTGTTGTTTCTTTATAACCATTCTGAGGAATACCAGCAGACACATGTGTAATTACAGGGTCTTGTCTGGTTTCACCATCTCTAAAGAATCCATAGACTGTAGAACCTTCTACAAGTCCATGTTGAGTTCCTATTCCAGATAATCCTGCAGAAGTTGTGGGTAATAAAACTTGTGCCCACGGTAAATCAGGAGTTGCGATGTATTGTTTGTTTTCAGAATGAATACCATGTATTCTTACACGAACTCTTCCGACCATCAAAGGGTCGTTTCTGTCTTCAACTATTCCATAAAATGTTATCATACTTCTCTCGGTGTTGCAGTGTTGTCTAATGGTGTTGCAGTTTCTATTTTCTGCATGTAAGATTCTTTAACACATTCCATTGTCATTTTACCTGACAATTGTGTTGGGTCACCAACTAACTTCAAATCAGTTATAAGATATCTATCATCGTTTAATTTATCTGATGTGTCTTGTTCTGAAGTTGGTTCTGCAGATGGCAAAGATAGTTGTACAATCTGACCAACATTCATATCTGTTCTGAAAGGAACCGTCACAATAATTCTATGTTGAGATAAAATTTCTTTAAGTGCAATTCTTTCTAGTGTTGCATTATCTCTATTTTCTTTTCCTCTAAAAAGTTCATCTGCGTTCAAATCTCCATTGTCATCATATGAATGTCTCATATCAGATGCCTCAATGAAAAACGCGTTAAAATGCTGGTTTGGAGGTAAGTCAACATCTAGTTCTGAATATTGTGGTGGTTCTCCTTCACCTACTGAGTTTTCAGCAGTAAATGTATACTCATATTCACCATTATGAATCATAGGAAAACCAGATAGATGTTTACCTCGTTTCCATGTCTCTTCTATATCATAAACTTCTTCTGATTCTAATTTACGCAAAGGGTCATAAACTTTCATATGAGATGCATAAGCACCTCGTAAAGTTCCTTTCAATGTATCAAACATTTGTGGTTTTCTGTAGGAAAATATCTGACTATTTAAACCACCAGGTGCATTCAAGTCCATATCTTCTGTTGGAGATGAATTTCTAGGTTTCATACTGAATGAAACAGGAAATTCTTGTTCAAACATTTGGTCAATTGATTTAAATCTAAACCCACCATTTAGTGTTTGAAAGAAGAACATACCATTTCTATAGTTTGTATCACCACCAATGTTTGCCTCTTTTGTACAGTAGTCTAAAATCTTATTAACAGTCCAGTTAGGAACAATGAATTGATGATTATCAGGTTTAGTTTCTTCCCAATGGTCAAATTCTTCCATAGGAATCTTTGCTTCATTTACTAAAACATTCTCTAACATGTCATCATAAGAACCCCTCAATGTTCTACTTAATCTAGTTCTATTGAGATTGAAGAGTCTTGGTTCACATAGACTTAACATGTATGATTGAATCTTTTCTGATGGTCTTGAAATGTTATCTGCTTTGAATACTCTAAATGTTTTATCGATACTATACAATGCATCTGCAGTATCTCCCATTCCTTCTTTTTGTTTTACTGAGATACGAATAAACTCCTGTCCAGTAAAACGATAGTTCTTCAGTAGATTAAGACCGTCAACAATACCAACGACACCTGATACAAACTTCCGATATATACTTTCTGACATCTCAAATTCACCAACAACACCTGAAATGTCCAGTGTTTCACCGAATTGATTTATTAATGCGAGAGATTCTACTAAAAACTCTCCTTGTTTTAATGCGCTCATGATGCCATTACTTTTTCAAATTCTGATACAACTCTTCTTATGTATTCAGGTCTAATAACTTTTATTTTTCTATTTGTTTCGTTTACTTCGTAATCATGTGTGTAATATGTGACAGGTGTAAAACCTGTGTCAATTGTATTTCGTCTGAGTCCTTCTGAGTTAACATAATGGTCAATACCATCTGGACCTGAAACTACAGAACTTACAGTAAATGATTTACCACTCACTTTGCCTGTGACTACATCATTTACATTCCAAGTTCCACCTGCAACTCCTATCCTGTTAAATGTAGGTTGAACTGAGATGACATTACCTGATTGTTGAGATGTTTCAATGATTTCTCCCAACAACCATTTATCATCCTTTGATACTATGTCTGTTGAACGATTTGAAATTAACCAATATTCAGGATACATCTCTTTGAGTTGATTTTCAAATGTCGTCTGGTCTTTGTACCACTGATAGTAGTTATCCATATCATTGACTAAGAAGAATGTCCAATGCAAATCACTATCACCATATAATCTATCTGCAACTACATCTGGTCTTTCACCATCTTGTATTTCATAGAATGTATATGAGATAACACTGTTAACAGAGTCTTGTTCAATTGTAGACTTTCTAAAGAAGTCTTTAATGGTAACAATTTTACCTGTTGATAAAGTATATTGTATTTCTGGAAAGTTTTTAAATAATTGATTTGACATATTTTACCTTATGGATTTTTCTTACCAGATGCATTTTCTTTGACTGCGTTTTCTGCCGCTGCACCTGCTTCAATATTCGTTGTATCACCTGTTGCATTTTGGTCAATAATACTAGGCATAGATTTAAGTCCTGATGCCTTACCATTTGGGTGAGCAGTAATTTCTTGGTAAGCTTCTTGTGTAAGTATTTTAAGTTCAGTGAATTGTAAATCCATTTTAATACTTGTTGGTTGACCGTCTTCATAGTAAGTCATTGATGTTGAATCTCCCTCATATGTGACTTTACACCCCTTTAAAACCATAGGAAGATATCCGTCAACTTTCTCTGCAATCGGTCCTTCTAAGATTGCTTCCCATGTATTTGGATAGTTAAAGAATCCTTCTGCATCTGATGAACCAGCACCTAATGCCGGATATGTATCAGGCAACATTGCAGTCTTAAAATAGTATATTATTTCGTTTATCATATCTGCTTCTTCTTTTGATGATGGAGACATTGTATATGAAAACGATAGTTCTCTAAAGTCGACACCTTCTAATGCCATTTCTTGCATAGGGTTGACTGCTTTACCTTGCATGATAAACATTGCATTACCAGTCATACTGTTTAACATTTTTTGAGCTGCTTGTGATAGACCTTGAACCATACCTGAAATAAATCCACCAGCACCACCTTGTTGAACTCCTCTTGCAAGGGCACCAACATCTTTTTTACTATACTGAACGGCAGCTTCTTGTTCTAATGTTAAAGGAATGTGTAATGCAATTTCTACTTGTGAATCTGCAGTATTCATCAAAGATGCTCTATTTCCATCTTTACTCAAACCAACACCAGTTGCCTGTTTCATTTTACCGTCTTCACTTCTTCTTTGACGATTGATTCTTTGTCTACTACTGAATACGATATAGTTATCGTGTTCTTCGTTTAAAGGATATTGCAATTCTATTGGTGCACCTTCTGGAGATTTCTTTGCCTTGTTCTTTGATAGATTGTTTGCGTTCAAAGACTTTTCAAGTGAAGTTCTTCTTTTGTCTAAAGTCTGTTTTGCAACTTCTGCCTGTGCTTCTAACTCATTTGAGTTGATTACTGAAGTATAATTAATCTGAGATAGTTTGGATTTGATTCCTTTTGCACTTGATATAGCAGATTTTGCCTGGTTGACTTTACTTAAAATTTTGTTAATATTGGGCATATAAATATCCTTAAACGAGTTATATACATCTATTTATGTCATACAGTGGTAAGTTCAAACCAAAGAATTACAAAAAATACAAAGGAGACCCAACAAAAATCTTCTATCGTTCGCTATGGGAACGCAGATTCATGGTTTACTGCGATAATAACGAAAATGTCATTGAATGGGGAAGTGAAGAAGTCATAATTCCTTATAAATCACCTTTAGACAAGAGAGTTCATCGTTATTTTCCCGATTTTTACATAAAATATGTAAATTCCTCTGGTCAAACAGTAAGAGAGGTCATCGAAGTCAAACCAAAGAGACAATTACTGCCTCCGAAACCCCCAAAACGACAAACTAAGAGATATCTTAACGAAGTTGCTACATATGCCGTAAATCAAGCAAAATTTAAGGCAGCAGAAGACTTTTGTAAAGAAAGAAGACTAAAATTTCGAATTTTAACTGAAGACCACCTTACATAATACATAAATAGTATGTATGTTAGACTTACTTGAAAGAATACAAGGTGAAACTCCGTTAGAAACAGAGAAACGAAGTCAGGAAAGTTTAGAGTGGTTTAAAGGAAGACTTAGAAAGATAAGACAACCTGTAAATAAACTAATTACAGACGATGATTTTCCTGTTGTTAGCAAACCAGAGTTGGGTAGAATGTATATGTATCGTTATGATGCAAAATACCAAGATGTTCTGCCTTATTGGGATAAATTCCCACTCACTATTGTGTTTGAGTTTCTT